AGGGCCACCAACGTATGCATCATTTTGTAACTCATAAATTGGTTCGTTTGCGGTTAAACTAACGCGAGTCCAATTGTCTAAATCGAAAGCCATGTTATATCTCCTAAATTAAGGGTTAACTGATTCATCAGCTATAACTTCATACACACCAAGGTTATCTACAACGATGGCACCAGCAAAGAATAAACCGTTCACAAACCAAGTAGTTTCACGTGGCAAATAGTTAACTTCAGTACGCATATCTTGACCGATAGCCATACCTGTTGACATTTTGTGCCAAGCAAATGTTGAACGTAATGTACCATTTAGAGGCAAGCCACCTTCAACCATAGTTGGGATAATACGAATATTCATTGACATCAATTCTTTGTAATTCAATTGCCCATCGACCACTGCATCGTTAGATGTGTAGAAGCGAGATACAATGTGGTCATCTCCAACTAAGGCGCGTAATTGATTGCCACCCATAGCGTTAAAACGCTCAGCTAAAGGTACTGCATTTTCTTCGAAGAATTGCACTAATTCTCTAAGGTATGCATAAGTGTAGTTTGAACCAGCACCGCCGATGGTTTGAGATGGGTTTGCATTTAGAGCGTCAATTACTATTTGATCTGAACGACGGCCAATAGCCATAGCAACAACCGCTGCTAATTCGCGTTTAGTATCGAAGTTGACGGTAAGGTCCTGGATTTCATCGACGCCAGTACCGGCCGCATATTTAACTAAAGTTGCAGTCCATGCTGTGAAACCTGGATCTTGAATTGGAATACTATTTTGATAAGCAGCAGGCTGCGCTACAACCTGACCAACTTTACGGAATTGCGCGTATTGCCCGATAACATCTGTACGCAAACGTACTGTATCTCTAAGTATAAAACCCCTAGAGTGGTATTCAATTTTAACGAGGGCATCGAACTCTGTTTGTTCGACATTAGTTAATGAACTCATATTAAACTCCTAAAAAACTATAACGTTGTGTTATTGCTTTCTTCGGGCTTGGCCTATAGATATCGGTATCCATTACGGCTTACTGAGGTATCTCTTGCGAGGCTCAATATGAGTGCCTTTTTGGGCGATTTGGTCAAGGTGTCCAAATACTTGGCTAGATAAAATGAGTATATACCAGCAAACTAGATTGTGCAAATTTTGACCAATATCGAAAAATCATTCGATGTGTTATATTTATATTCAGGCCACAAGAGAATCATATGGACCGTTTATCAACTCCTCCAAATGATAAATTCTTAACCTTAAGCTGGGAACAAAAACGAGTACACATGCTAGCTCGTATAATTCGTGGTCAACAAGCAAATGGTGCCATTCCCGAAAACGTCACTAAAGTCCCAAAGAAATTAATCAAATATGCCACGTGGTAAGAGGAAATATATATGTCTGGAATAACTTATGCCCCATTTGTTGAACCTGTAACCGCTAAAAGACCATTATGTTGTGTAGCCCTTAAATGGATCGACAATGCAGGTGCAAGTCTTACCAGTACCACTAATGCTGGAAAAGCCACAGCTGCTATTTATTCTAAGCTTTCCAAAGGCCAAATGAACTTCACGGTTAGCGCGTATGGAATTTCTGTACCTTATACTCATTCATATGCGAACGTAGGCAAAGCCGTTGCATATGCTAAGAGCCAATTAGTAGCCAAGTACGGAATAGTCACCAAAGATACATCCTTTATAATGGTAAACAACAACGCTCCAGGCGAGGCTGTAAGTTTCACGCATCCTGGAGGCAATACTTCAAATCTATTAGATACTCTAACCACTACTTTCTGCCATGAATTGGGCAGACAAAGACCGACTATCCTTGGAAGTAGCGGCGCTTATGAAAATGGCAAGTATGTAGACCAAGCAGATGCCACAACTTTCATGGGGCATTTTGCAAGTGAATCTTTGACTGCATCACAACTTTATTACTTAGGCTGGCTAGTAAATACTCAAGTAGCAGCCTTTAATGTATCGCAAACAACCGGAACATTTACAATTGAAAACTTAGAGGTAACAAACACTTCTAGCATTAAAGCTGTAATGATTACAGGTGCTACTAACAATCCTTTATTTCTATCTAGGCCAACATTACCTAAAAATGGAGTAATGTTTGCGCTGCATTTGCCGGCCCCTGCTGAAAGTAAGGGAGCCTCTAATAACCGAGGCAGTCAAAGAATAGATGTATTTGGGAAGACTTATACTTATGCCGGATTAATATTTACGTTAGTTAGCAGTGACGCTAATAGCGCTACCATTACGATAGCTAAAGCAACTTAGTAGTGTGAGCGGCATGAGCTTTTACCGGCCTTTGCGTATTGCTAAATATTCAAAGTTAATAAAATGCCGCTCACAGTTATATGTTCCACGTGGAACATTATTCTGTCAAGAGGTAGGCCAGCACCAAGTATTTGCCTCCATAGCCAGCGCAATATCAGTTACAATTTTAGGATTATTCTCATAGATGACAGAGGGAATTTCACATTTGATGTAATAATTGCTTTTAATAATATCGTCAATCGTAAACCAAGGCGTGTAACCAGTAAAATCGGCTTGTGTTATACGAGTGTTTTTCATCATAGCCTGCTTAAATACGCTCTCCATATCTGCGTCTCGAGAATTTAACATGCACTTGGTAGGATCAGCTATTCCATTAAAAAGTATACTCACTTGCTTAGGGTAAAGTTCTGCAAACTTGTTAATTGCCACATCTCCCAGGTTTAACTCTACAGATTTAGCATGTACCCAATCGCTTTCACGATATAAATCTATATTCCCATTACTAACTTGACCACGCTTGTGACCATCAGAAAAACAGGCTAAAGCATAGCTATTCATCATGGCGAGCTTGGTTGTGGCATATGTACCATCACTATCATCATGCGGACCATAAATAACAAAGTTAGAAGATTTAGTTTCCTTCAACATCATAAATGGTCCGCTATAGTTTTTAACGCCTGCAACCGTATAAAACAGTAAGACGCTAGCGGGCTCATTGTTGAATGTATATTTAACTCTGCATACCTGCAAACCTAGTAATTTAGCATTGGAAAGTATAACGCTAGTAGTAGAGGTACGTGGGCCTGTGCTAAATTTAGCTTGATCAAAGGCTTCCAAAATAGCAATAATTTGTGCGCTTTCAGTACCTAATGGCGTATGAAAACTTGTAGCTTGGTCCATGGCACATTTAAATACGCACCATGCGCCATCTGGACTTGTTAATACTTCAGGTGGTGCTAATGGCATCCCATCGGTATCGAGTAGATTAGGATTAATTTGTGGGCATGAACCTGACATTAATCTTCTCCTAATGCTTGTGCAAATTTCGCTTTAATTTCAGCTCTGTATTTTGCATCCACACTATAACGTGCCATATTTTGCTTCATTTCCGTTTCCACCTCTGCAACCGTAATTCTGGTGAACGGAGTAACAGGTTGCTGCCCTGGAACTTGGCTTTGAGAATGCACTTGATACTGACGCAATTCGTCAAGTAAGTTAATAACATCAGCGCTATGCCCAATCTTGTTAATAATTTCAACTGATTCAGCCGATAAGGTATTCTGGGCCCATTGCGCGACGGTCGATATTTTCTCTCGTCCTTTGGGGCCAAGTTTTTCAATCTCTTTGGAATAATCAGGTTTGTTGTTATTAAGATACTCGGAATATACATCTAACACCCCCTCTAATGCTCCTTGGTCTAATTGCTTTTCACGCGCTACATGCAATAGCTTTTGAATATGAGTATCTTCAGCATTAATAGTTTCCTTATATTTCTCAAGGTCATATTTATCTGGCACAATCTTGTTGGCCCCCAATTTCTTCTCCAGCTCCGGATAGGCTTTAGCCTGATCTGCTAAAGTTTTGTATTTAGGGCTTAAGTAAGACGGACGTTCTCCTGTACCTTTAACTCCATCCATTACAAACCAATCATTTGATGGAGTAGTTTCTGTAGGTGCAGGAGCCGGTGCCGGCTTGCTTAGAGTTGGAAATAGTCCAGCTTCAGGCGCAGGGGTGCCTGGTGTTTCAACTTGGGGTGTTTCGCTCAACTGATTTTACTCCGTTTATATATAACTGATGTTGTAATCCGAAGTTCCAAAAACCTCGTATTGATTCTTTGAAGCCCTCCCAATACATAGCTTGAGTTACGGCTTGAGGGTGATCTGGGCTAAAAAGTGGACGCATCAAATAACGCTCTTTAAGCAGCTCCATTAAACGTTTGCCATGCTCGCTCACATGAAATACTTGATGACAAAGCATTTGAAACTCCAATTGTACTTTTGCCACTTCATCTTGTACTTGCTTCACATCCTCATAAGGATTATCTATCTTCAAGTAAGGGTTGTCTTCTATGCTCAATATCTACTCCTAATTGTTCCACGTGGAACATCTATGCAGCCATACCTTCTGTTGCCTGCTCGATGCCCGCAATCTCCAGCTCTTGTTGCGCTTCAGATTGTTGCGCCATCATCTGTTGCATACCTTCTTTAGTGTTCAGTATCTTCTGCTCGACACCCATCTTGTCAGCCATCCAATATGGAAACTCAATAGGATGCAAATAAGTAGAAGCTACTTCACCGCCATAGATACCTTGCATTAATTGTATCCACTGAGTCACAACGGATACATCAGCTTGACCCTGAGAAATAGTAATTGGAGATTTATAACGTATCTTAATTTCTTTGCCACCAACCTCAATCTTAGGCATTAACCCACGCTTTTGCAGAATATGCATTACGTTATCAACTAAACGAGGTAGAAACTCTTGTTGCAATCTAGTGAAGCTTGGACCGATTTGCTCTAAGAATTCTTGTTTACGATATGATATTTCAAGCGCAGTTTTAGCGGTTCCTTCTAATCCACCGAGAGGTTCAGCATACATTAGTTTGTTAATCTGCATACGCAAATCATTACTTGTAAGCTGCATAAACTGAGGATTAGCAGTATCCGGAAACGGTTGTAACGGGAATTGGCCTTGGCTGTTAGGTGCAATTGGAATAATCGTATTGGGTTCTAGTTTAAATGTCCAAGGGTTAAATACCCCATCAGAATACGCCATTATCGGCTTAGATACATTCAAGTTCGCCGAAGTTAGCTCCAACCGCATTAATTCTTGTAATGTAAGAATGGTGGGCAGAGCCTCCAATACTGGACCTCTACCCATGACTTCATTAGAAATGCGTGACCATCGATAAACTAGATAAGCATTCCTATCTACGGGCTCCTCTAATAGAATTTCGCCTTCATGCAATACTACATAAGTATATTTAGTTTTATTGTTAAACGGTGAGCGGTCAATACAGCCGTCAACCAATAACTTAACAGTAGCACCTGGATCATTCTCAACCAATGTTTCCATTAAAGGCGTAAGCTTGGCTTTTGGCCAAAGCGCTTGAATATCTGATATCTTTACTTCATCCCACCAGCGCCAACAAGAATCTAATAAGCCAGTATAGGATTGTTCAGGCGCAAGTCTTGCCAATGGCACTGAAAAGAATATTACAGGCTCATCATCACTCGGACCATCATTAATGATAAGACAAGCCGTACCAATACCAAGATCGTAATAGCACTCGTTAATAACCACATCAAAATTAGAGTTATGCAAGTAATAAAAGAATACCTCAGCGGCTTCTTGTAATTTAGCATTTAGCTCATCTCTATGTTCTGGTGGGACAAAATTAGTTGATTCAAAAAGCGCCCAGTTCTGTTGTGGAGGAGTGAGTGCCGAATGAACTTTGCTGACAAAGGTCCTGAGACCAGCTACAGCTGTTGTATCATAAACCTTAGCATTTTTTTGCGCGCCCTGATATTGGCTAGTCCAATAATATAAGTTACGTGATGGACATGTATAATGATAACAAGCCTCAAGCAATGCTATCCAAAGATCAGTTGTAACACGTGCCTTAGTATAGCGCCTGAGATAATACTCTTTCTTGTCTATCATGTTTTATCCTAGTGTTGAGCTAACAGCTCGGGGGGTTTGATCTGGTTCCCCAAAAATACCTCCTCGAACCCTGGCTCTATTACTACGAGCCTCTCCTACAGCTATTTTCTTTTGCTGTGCTTGAATCTTACGGTTCAGTTCAGCGGCTTCTCTATCAGCAGTTTCTTGTTGACCACGAAGAATGTTAGTTTGTTCGTTAGCAGCCCTGGTTGCTCTCTTACCGGCTTTGCGAGATTGAGACGCACCATAAATTGCACTACCAGCCACAAGACCGGCAGCTGCTGTTTCTATTCCCACTTTACAACCTCCACCCCAGGATATTTCCTGGTCGTTAATCTGTCATATAAGGTTTGGCACAAATATGCGCCCGTATCTATACCCATAACATATTGTGCAAAAGTTGCGCAAGTTTGTAAATTCAACTTAATCAAACGATTACGCCTTGTAACCTTCTCAACTGTTATTTGCAGGGCCGAATCCCACCACTTTAAAGACAATCTACTGCCAATATCTACTACACAATTATGGTGAGTGGGGTGAAGTTGTACATAAACCCCATTTACTTTCACCCCCATACTTAAATGTGTGTAACCTGTCAGATATTTGCCATACCAACCATCAGTATGACCAAAGGCTAAATAGTAAACAGTACCCATATAGCTTCATCCAGATCAGTAATTTCATCCATACTATATATAATACGTATGTCCAACGGCTTTTTAGGCTTAAGCTTTTTAACTAGAAATTCTACATTGGCTTTTAAGCTCACTTTTTCACAAGCT